AGTATTGAAATCAAAACTAAATCTCCGGCAGCTAAGAAGGTTGTTGATAATTTTTATAAAAATTTACATCCTGTTTCTGGGAATGTTGCGTTGTTGAAAAAACTTAGAGATCTTTCTGAAGATACAGATATTTTTGGAAATGGATTTATAGAACCTATTTGGAATAAAGCGCATGATAATTATTTGCATTTGAAAAAGCTGCATCCAATTTCAATAGATCTAAAAAGAAAAACTGGCGAAGGAAGTGAAGTTGATCTTGATAAATTAGGTAATCCTAAAGCTTGGTCTCAAGGAGAATATCCTAACTCAACTGAATTGCCTATGGATTCTATTTTGCATTTTACATATAATAGAATTGGAGATGAGATTTTAGGAATTTCAACATTAGAGCCAATCTATAAAACAGTTCATAGACTTATGAATATTGAAGAAGGAATTGCTACTGCGATTTTTAGGCATGGTTTTCCGCTGTATGATATAACAGTTGAAGGATCATCTCCCAATAGCTTTCCAACTGAAGAGCAGATCAATAAAGCTGCTGAGCAGGTTAAGGGATTAAATTATAAATCTGAATTTATACATCCCCCAAATTATAAAGTTAAGTTAATGGAAGCTTATTCTCTTGGAAAAGGAAGAGATTATACAATTAATTTTATTGATAATATTGCATCAGCTACTGGTTTGCCTAAATTTATGTTGATGGGAACTGCTAAGGAATTATCAAGAGCTAGTGCAGAATCTTTATTAAAAATGATTAAGCCTGTTATTCAGCCAATGCAGGATGATATGAAACTTTTTGTTGAGATGCAGATCTTAAAGCCTTTAATGGATGCTAATGGAATTGATGAAACTCCAGAAGTTGTTATTGGTGACTGGCCTATTTTAGATGTGGAATATGAAGCAGCTTCATCAGCAGCTGAAGGAAAAGATAAAAAGAAAAAAGATAAGGATGGAGATGGAGAAATTAAACCTTCTGAAACATCTGAGCCTATTGAGCCGGAGAAGATGAGGCAGGAATTATCTAAAAAGAAAGGAATTTATTTATTACCTAATCAAGCTAAAATGTTTTCTTCTGGTGAAAAGAGGTCTATTGTTTTACCTAAAAGTGAAGCAAGGAAAATGAAGAATAAAATTGGAAAAGAAATTTCAGTTTTTTCTGATTCAGGTGATCTTGCAGTTGTTAAACTTAGGGAACCTAGAGAGATAGATGCTAATGAGTTTATTCAGCTTGAATATGCTCATAAGATTTCTAATGATGAAAGAAAGCAGCTTTGGCCAGATGAATCAATTTTTTACATTTATGAATTTGATGTTATTAAAAAGGAGTGATTATTATGGAAACTAGAACTAAGTTAGAAATTGGAGTTTTTATTACTATGGCTTTGATAGCTAGTGGTGCTTATTTTATTGGAGATGGAGATCAGGCTTATTATTGTGAGAGTAGAGATCTTGTTGGGATGTGTGATAGTTTAAGCATGGGTTTAGGAACTAGATGTTATTTCAATAATACTTATAAAACTTGCAAAGAAGGATGGAAACCTCTTGCAGATTTTATGGAACAGGAGCCAGAAGAATCAACTCAGATAAAAGTTTTTGAAAATGGCGAGCTATATGAATGTGATGTTTTAAATGGTCAAGTAAATTCTTATTCTAAATGCTTTTCTCCTACTGAAAAGGAAGCTTATTTAGGGGAGTTAGTATAATGCCTGAAATAAAAAAAAAATTAGATATTTCTAAATTAAGTGTTGATGAAATTTTTGATTTTCATGCACAAATTCACGATCTCATTAATAAATTCGGAGATTCTAAATTTTCTTTGAGCAGAATTGAATTCAAGGATGATTTAATTTCTGGAGTTTCAAAAGTTTTATGGTCTTTAGAAATTTCAAAATCAAATAAGAAATTATTTTTAAGTCAAGATCCAATTAAATCTGATAAGATAATTGTGATTCAAAATAATTTAGAAAAAATTGAATCTAATAAGATCTTTTTATTAGATAATGGCTTCTGCAAATTAAAAGAAGATTCTATTATTTTCAATGGAAAAAATCTGAAAGGAGAATGGAACTTAGCAGCTGCAGATAATTATTCAGGTATTCAAATTTTATGTAAGGGAAAAAACCCCACTAAATTTCAGCTGCATCATGGATTTGGTGAACCTTTTAAGAAGGATGAAATCAGAACAATTTTTATGTTATGTGCAAATAAAGCATCTATTTCTGCTATTGCTCGGCTTTTAGATAGGCCAGTTGGATCTATTTATTCTTGGCAGAGAAGATTATTGTTTTAAGAAATCTATATATATGAGGCTTAACTTATTACTTTTGAGTTAAAATGCCCTCTGAAACATTATTGCAACAAAAGAATCTTAGAGAAAGATTAGTCGCTCTTCCTAATTCTAATGATTATGATACTTTTTCTAAAGAAGATCTAGCTAAAAAAGAAGATGTTTTAGTTTTAAAAAAGAAATTAGTTATGCGAGAAGGCGAACATAATGGTGTTATTTATTCTTGGGATGAATTGAAAAAAAATCTTGATACTTTAGAAGGTGCAGGACTTTATTATGATCATGAAGATGCTGCTGCTACTTGGTTAGGAGATTTAAGAAATATTCAAACTGATGAAAGTTCACATTCTTTATTTGCAGATATTCATGTTGTTGATCCTATTGCTGCTAAAAAATTAAAATATGGTGCTAAATGGGGAGTTTCTCCAACTATAGAAGCTGAAAAGATTATAAGAGAAGGTCAGACTTTTGCATTAGATCCAAAATATATTTCTGCTTCATTAGTTTTAAGGCCAGCTGTAAGAGAAACAATGTTAAATGAAGATGAATTAGCTAAAGTTACTGCTATGGAAGCTAAGAGAAAACAATTAGGAATGTCTCCTTCAGAATTTTATGCTGCTCCTAGAGATCCGCCTAGCGCATCAGCTCTGCCAATTTTTGATGCTGCTCATGTGAGGAATGCTCTGGCAAGATTTAATCAGACAAATTTTAGATCTCCATCTGAAAAATCTACAGCAAGAAATAAAATTATGCGAGCTGCTAAAAAATTTAAAATAGAAGTTGGTGAAATGGAAGAAGGAATGTTTAATTGTGAATGTATAGAATGTGGTTATCAAAAAAAGTCAGATGAACATTGTGTTAAATTAAAGTGCCCTGAATGTGGTGGTCAAATGAGAAGATTAGAAAGGCCTAGTTCTGGAAAAAGTAATGTTTTATTAAGTGAAAGGGGGTTAGAAAGCATGGAAGAGAAAAAGGAAACTCAAAAACTTTCTGAGGAAGTTGAGAAAAGCAAACAAGAACTAGAGACAACTAAAAAATCTTTAGATGAAGCTAAGCAAAAACTTGCTGAGTTTGAAGCTAAAGAATCTGAAGCTGATTGTAATTCACTTCTTGAGCTAGAATCTAAGATTGGTTTTACAACTGAAGCTAATAAAGAAACTAGACTTGAGGAATTGAAAAAGCTATCTACTGAATCTAGATCTGAGATTAGGAAACTTCATGAATCTTATATCAAGAGATTGAAATTAGAGGAAGAAGCGGAACCTGAAGCTGAAAAACCAGCTGAAGAAAAATCTGAAGAGAAATCTGAAGAAAAATCTGATCAAGAAGATCTTAGACAAGAGTTGTCTGCTGTTGAGTCTAAACAAAATAAAGTAAGCAAAGGTATGCTTGCTTTCATGCAAGACCAAGAGAGAAGATGAGATCAATACAAGAATTAACTGCAAGTGCAAAAAAGAAAGAGGTTATGGAGTTAGCTGCTGAAACAAGTGCAACTGATACTTCAACTACTACTACTGGAACAGATTTAGCAACTGATTTTAGATTAACTCAGTTTACTGAGGAATTAACTAAGATTGGCCAAGATTTTAGATTTTTGCAGCAAGTTGTAAACCAAAACACACAGCTTGTGGGAACTAGAGATTATGGAGTAAGGCTTTTCTACGAGAATTCTGTTCTTGACATAACACAAACTCATACTGAAACTGATGTTAGAACTTTCAGTGAAATGACTAACTTAGGTTTTGTAGACGCAGCTGTAACATTTTATATGGGTGCTATTGCTATTTCAAAAGAAATAGCTGCAACATCTCATGTGGATCTTGTTCAATATGCAAAATATGCTATTGTTCAAGCAACTGAGAAAGATATTGAAGGTGCTATTGTTACTGAGATTGAAACTTCATCAAACAATGCTGTTTATGGTGGAGATGCAACATCAGCTGCAACTTTAGAAACTGGAGATATTTTAACTCCTGATGTTATTGCTGATGCTAGAACTGCTTTAAGAGAGGATAATATGATCCCAGCTGTTTTAGCGATTCACCCTACACAAGAAGGTCAAATTATGAAAGACTCTCAATTCACTAATGCTTCAGAGTATGGTGGAAGAGAAGTAATTCTAAATGGTGAAATTGGAAAGTATGAAGGTGTTAAAGTTATGGTTACAACTAATGTAAATGCTAAGACAACTACTACAAACTCATGGGGAGCTGATGGTCATCTTTGTTTTATGTTAGGTAAGAACGCACAAGGTCAATGGCCAGCAACTATTGTTTGGAAAGAAAAACCATCTTATAGTTATGAATTTTTGAAGAGAAGAAATACTCACTACATTTATGTTGATGCAGCATGGGATGTAGAACTTGTTCAGGATAATGGTGTTTGTGAGATCTACGTAACAGACGCATAAAACCAAATTTTATTTTATTTTTTTATTTTTTAATTTTACGTAGAACAAGAGAAAAAATGGAGATTGGAAAAAAAGTCACAGGTTATAGAGGAATCAATCAAGAAGATAATACAAACTTGAATGGTTTTATTTCGGGAATATTAAAAGAGTTTAGAAAGTTGCCTAAATTAATAATGAATGAGTATCCTGTTATTCAGCAGATGGCTGAACATCGAGCTGAGAATTTGAGATTAATTAATGGCTTTCCGAAGCTAAAAGACAAATATTTGAAATTAGTTCAGTCTGCATGGAGGGAAGGCTTCATTGCTGGTATTGAGAGAGTTCGATTGATTAGATCAGAAGAACTCAAAAAAATCAGAATCATATTATCCAAACTTTCAAAAGGTTTTGATGTCCCCGAGAAATTGGGTTGAGATTCCTCTAAAGAGGATGGATTGAAATTAATTGAAAGGAGGTTCGATAAAAAAGTTAAATGGTAAGTAGAAAATTTGGTTGGCATAGCGGAAAATTGTGGTGTAGGGGAATAGTTATGACTGATACATTTTTCCATGCTGGTACTAGTGAAGCACATGCAGTTGATCAAGCAGTAACTGGAAGTGTGGCTTCTGGTGGAGGTATTGTTGCACATAACATTAAGCTGACTACTTCAGGTACAGCTGGTGCATGGGCAGCAGGACTTTTTGTAAATGTTACGCAAGGGACAACTAAGAATATTAATGGTTATCTTACTGCAGCAGAATTTGAGGTTAAAAATAGCAATACTAATGTTTCAGATTGGTTTGTTATAACTTTGAATTCGTGGTCTACAACGTTGGGTTCTCATTCATCTTATATTGCTTTAAGAGATTATGGAACTACAAAAATTCAGAGTTTTTTATGGGTATCTACAGATCATACAATAGGTACAGATAGTGATACAGCATTGTTTACAAGCACAGCTGATGATGCAGCCGCAACTAGTCATGCTCTCAGAATTATTGTAGGTGGAACTCCTTATTGGATTTTGTGCACTAACCAAACGCCAAGTACAAGTTAAAAATGAGGAAGATAAAGATTAAAACTTGGAAAGCAGAAGTTCCAGTATTTAGTGATGATGGAAAAATTATTGGGACTAAAGAGGAAGATGAAAATCTTTTAATTGCTTTCAATAATTTAATTGGTTCTAAGAGACCAGAAGAAATACCTAGAGGATTAGATAAATTCAGGCTTTTTAACAAACTCTCAAAAGCTTTTTCAAAAGCAGAAGAAACTAAAATACTTCAGCTTGAAGATGCTGAGTATGAGTTTTTAAAAGGTCTAGTTGAGAATGATATTCCTTCTTCATGGGGCATGAATGAAAATCTTTTCAAGGCATTTAATCTTTTCCTTGAAGCTAAAGAAGAAAATTAAAATGGAAGAAAAACATCCAAGATTCAAAAATATTGAAGCTAAGTCTGAAGCCAAACCTGTTGTTACAAAAGCTGCTAAAAAAGCTGCGCCAGTGTCAAAAAAAAAACTTTGAGTGATTTAGATGAGCTTATTAAGATTCGTGGAGTTGGCAAGGAAACCTTATTTGATATTAAGAGGTCTTTCAAGTCCATAAAAAAACTAATTAAAGCTCTTAAAAAAGATAAAGTGCCACTAAGGAATGATATTGTTAAAAAGCTCAAAAGGAAACTTCTATAGAAACTTATTTAAAGTTGCTCACATTTATTTTCTTGTGAGAGCTCGTAAGAGCAATCAATAAATAAATATCCGCAAGGGGGGCGAAATTTAGAAAATGCCAATATGGATAAAACTGAAGGTGTTTGCACCGAAAGATAAGATCAAGAACGTTGGATCAAAGTATAGGAGAATCGATGGAAAGAGGACACTTATTGATGAAAAAGGCCAAGATGCTTTTGCAATCAAAAAAGGTCAATTCCAACCTATTCCATTTGAGTGGAGTGAATTAGAAAAAGCAAAAGAAATTTTCGATCCGAAAATTTTTGAGTTTTTTCCTTCGAAGAGTGGAGCTGCAAAACAAATATCAAAAGAAGCAAATCTTTTGAAAATGTTGCCAGTTAAGAGGATGGAAGAAAAGAACAAGCGTGCAAGAGAAAAAGTCTTGAATGCTAAGTATGGCCAGAAAAGAGCTACAATGGACGACGTTGTGAAAGAAGCAAAGAAGATCGGTGTTGATATACCTGTGAATGTAAATTTAGGAGCATAAAAAACATGACTGTAACTGTAACAGTGGCAGCAACATCAGCAGGACAACCTGTTTGGTTAAGGCTATCTGGGACTATACAAGAAGTTCTAGATGAAGCAGCTGGCCAAAATTTAAGTGCAGGAAGCTGCGTTTATTGGTCTGATGATGGAACTGATGCTAAAGCTGTCTATTGTAGGCAGAGATAAAAATGGAATTAACAAAGAGAAAGTATGAAAAAACTAAAAAGATTTTCATCTATGGTGGATCTTCTTTAAGTGTTCTGCTTTTATTTTTGCTAACACTCCAAGCTTATGGGGTTTCTATTAGTCCGACAGCTGATATTATGTGTTGGGGAACAGAAGATAATCCTTGTATTTCTTATGTAAATATTAGTTCAGCTGATTATAGATTAGTCTTTAAAAATTCAATTTTATATTCTGAAGATGAAGTCACATTCGATGTTGAAAAACTTACATATCAAGATGGAAAAGGAAAAATGTGTAGAGATTCTGGCTATAAATGGAGAAATTATATAGAATGGGAACACATTAGAGATGATATTTATCTCTGTCCTTCACGAGGATATATTTATGAATGTTCAAGATTATCTTCTTCAGGGAAAACTTGTTATTCTAAAGAAGGAGAGTATTGGCTTCCTTTTAATCTTACAGGGGAAAGTTTAGGAGCTGGAGAAACTTGGCAGCTTAAAATTCTTGGTTATAAAGATCCTTTTGAAACTGTGAAGTGGGGATTAAAAGTTGGAAGCACTGATTTAGATCCTTTATGGGAAAAAGTTGGAACAAAAGAGATGAATTATTATTTTACTAAAGAATGTGTATATAATATGCCCTGTGTTTCAAGTTATTCCACTAGCTTGAAAAATGTTTATGATTTTCAAAAAAAGAAATGGTTTTCTTTAGAAAAAGCTCCTAGTTTTAAGAATACTATCATTAAAATTAATATGTCAAAAGATAAGAATTTTCCAGTAGAAATAATAGATTATAATTATTCTTCTATAACAGGTAGTTTTAAAACATCTAATGAAAATTTAAATAAAGATCTCCCAATTAAGATTTTTATTCTAAATAGCTCAAATAATGAAGTTATCAAATTTAAAACAAACATGAAACTAGATTCTATTAATGATGAACAGCAATTAATTATTCCTTTTAAATTCCGGGAAACCTTAAAATATGGTTTTAATTCTACAGTTGTGACTTACTATGCAAATACAACTTCAGGAACTTATGGACACTATGAAGCTGAAACAGGCACAACAGCTTTATGGAGCTGGATAGATTGTGATGCTGCTGCTTATACCTCAACAAATTTGGATGATATTTCAGATCCTGCTTCAGGATTTGTCGCTCCTACTTATTCTGATGCTGGTGGTCCTGATGCAAGAATGGGTCATCATCTCCGTATGAATATCTCTGAAGCAGCTGAAGACATAATTAATATATCAATAATAACTCAAAATGAATTAACAGTATTAAGTGGGGGTTGCGGCTCTTCTGCACATGATACTGGTTTGTATATTGGAAATGTAAGTGCTACAACATGGAAGCTTTTAGATGATTCAAATCCCCCAGCTGTTGATACTGCCTATTGGATGGGCGGTTCAGTAAATGCTGCAAATTTAACTGATTTTGTGAATGATACTGCTATTGGAAATTTTATACATATTTTAATAAAATGGGATAAAACTAATGCTCCAGATGGTTCTTGTCAAAATCCGGCGTGGAAAGAATATTATATACAATTAAATATCACTTCAGAAGCTGCAGCTGGAGATTCAACACCGCCAACTATAAATATCACAGAGCCTCAAAATCTTACTTATACTGAAGAAATTTCATGGATTAACAATACTTGTTCAGATGATGTTGCGTGTGATCGATGTTGGTATTCTTTAGATTCAGGATCAACAAATTCTTCAACTGTTGCAGCTGCTGCTAATTTTACATCAGTTAGTTTTTCAGAAGGATCTAATACTGCTTTCTTGTGGTGCAATGATACTTCTGCAAATGAAGCGAGTGATAATGTGACATTTTATATGGATTATACAGCTCCATCTTGTTCAGTTGTCTCTGCTACTCCTTCTGATATTGTGTCTAATTCAACTGGAGTTTATGAAGTGCTGATTAATTGTACTGATACTAGTGGGATAAATATAAGTAAATACACTATTACCCAAACAGTAGAAGGAGGAGATGCAGCTGGAGTTCCTAATTACTGGAGCATAAGACCTCCTACAAATGATAAAGCTGAAGTTTATGTTGATGAGCATGGACATAATTTAGGGAATATATTGAGAGCAGATGGAAGATTCGATGGAAAATGGTATGATGCTTTATTTGCTGATAATTATAGTTACGCTGTTCAAGACAATTCAAGCATAAGAGTGAGCATTACCAATGGCAGTGACTGGGCTTTGTTGAATTTTAGTTGGAATGTAGAGCCTTCTGTTTTCAGAAGTTCTGTTTATTTGTCAAGGGGAAAAATAGAGGCTGAAAACAAAAAAACTCATCAGATTTATAAAGACAATCCTTTGCTAGTTAAAGGGTGGGATTTAATGTACATGAGAAATGATACAAACTATTCTGTGTGTACATTTAGAAATATTAACTATACAGATGCTCCTAATTTTCCTTTGAGAGTTTATTATTGCAATAGCAGTTATGACTCTTCAGCCGGAGGAGAGCTTGATGATTCTCCTTATTGTGTACATCTTTATTCTCTAACAACTTCTGATTTAGATACTACTTATTACTCTTCAAGAAATTCTTCTTATTCTAAGAGCTGCTTTTCTATAATTAATAATTCTCTCAATGGAGTCAGAGTTTCTGAAATTTTTTATTATGGATATTATAGTCAGGTTCCCGCAGGAAAATCCTATAATATGAAATATGTAAATGGAAGCTCAGGCACAAATGTAAGTTTTAAAAATAGTGAGGTTGCTTGGTATTCTACTGATGATGGTAATAGTTGGACTCAGGCTGAGTTTACTCCAGATGTTTGGTATTCTGGAATAGTTTCAGGTGACCAGCTACAGGTAGGTGTTTATGTTGAAGATTTAGCAGGAAATAACTACACAAACTACTCTTTATATACTGATGATATTGGCCTAGTTAATCTTCCTATTTCAAGTCCTGATATTTTGTGGTATTATTCTTCTGCATTAGGAAAAGATGAAGATTTGAATAAAACTTATTCAGGAAATATGACAATAAGAATTGGAGTGAGCATAGATCCTAATGATTTTGGAACAGTAAATCACTCTCTTTATCTGACTCATCCTAATGGGACTATAGCCTATACAATAAATGCAAGTTTCTACTCTCCTAGTGATTTAGATTTAAATATAAGTTTTGACACTTCTCTGGTTTCAGATGGAATTTATAGGATGAATATTACTGCTGTTGCAGATGATAATCCAAACGATATAAAGTCTTTCCTGTCTCCAAATAATTTTACTATTCTTAATTTGCCTGTTGCTAGTCAGATTAATGTTTCTTTAGGTTCAGGAATCTATGCTGTCGAGTTTAGGCCTATGTATGCTAATCAACAAGATGTCTGGGCTGTTAATCAGACTAATTCAGTTGGCTTGTTTAATATCACTAATAATGGAACTATCATAACAAATGTTTCAATTAAAGTAAATCAAACACAGACTGGATGGGCTATGGAGTGTGCAAACTCGACGCTGTTTAGTCCTCATATAGATCTTAACACAAGTTTTCAGCAGATTATTACTGATCTTGCTGTAAGTGCTTCTCAGCAGATTTGGTGTAGAGCTGATCTTTCAAATCCAGCTGCTCAGTGGATAGCTAAGTTTGTGTTTAATGCAACTTCAGGATCATAAAATGGCAGTAGAAAAAGAATTTACAGGCTTCCTTCCTTCAGGAGCTGTATTTTGGATTTATTTAAGAGGAACTATACAAGAAGTTTTAAATAGTTTAAGCTCTCATAATGTTAAAGCAGGAAATGTGATTTGGTGGACTGATGATGGAGTCAATGCTGAAGTAGTTTTCTGCAGGAGAAAATAAAAATATGGCTTACGCGACAAGTGCACAATTTAGAAGAGTTTCGAATTTTACAACTAAAGAGATTTCTGATACTGATATAACTGATTTAATTGCTGACGCTGATAGAGCTATTGTGAGATTAACTACAACTGAAATTTATCTTGAACAATTAGAGGGGGATATTGATGGAAACAATACTGATTTTAAAACTAAACATTCACCAATAGCTGATGCAGACGCTGATTCAGATGTTGATGGAGATGATGTAACTGTTTATTATGCAACTTATGATGATACAACTAATTGGGTTGAGATGGGATCTTCTCAAACAGTTACAAGCATTCAAGCAAATGAAGGAATTATTACAATGACTACAGCTCCTACAACAACAACAGCTGAAGCAGGAGTTTTTGCAACATATAGATATACTGCTAAAGGAGTTACAGATTATGATATTTTAAAATTAGCTTCATGTTATTATTTAGCTTACATGGTCGCAAATAAATTAAGAGGAAAAACACCTAATTTTGAGGGAATAACTTCTCCTTATATTAGATCTGATACTGTTGGGTCTGATTGGTTAAAATTATGTTTTGAAACTCTTGGCCTTCAGGATAAAGTTTATCTTGTTAGACCAGAAGGGGATTCAATAGATTCCTCAATAGGAAATTAAAATGGCTGGACCTTATTACACAACTGCTACAATCGTTAGGCAAACAATAAAACCAATAGAAGCTGATTTGGATGATACTGAATTAGGGGTTTTTATAACTCAGGCTGAAAGTATTGCAGAATCCATTGCTGGAACGCAGGCTTTTAGAACCAGTTTTGATGCTGAAAAATGGGGGATAATGAGAACTCTTTCAACATATTTAGCTGCAACAATGGCTTTAGGTTATGATGTTACAGAGTATGCAACAACTGCTCAAGCAACTTTAAGTGCAGATATTTACTGGGCTATTATTGATTTCTGTATTGGTTTATTAAAAGATGAAAGGATCACAACTTATTTAGGGGGACTTTAAAATGACATCAAATTTCTCTGAATCGGTTAGGGAAATTGTAGATAAACATTTTGCTGATAAAAAGAAATCTGCAAAAAGGTTTAGTGCTGGTGTTGTTTCTGAAGATCCTTTTGCTTCTGCAGGATTTAAACCAACTGAGACTGCAAGAAGATTAACTCTTCCTAGAAAATTTCCTATTCCGAGAGAAGCTGCTCCAACAGGATCAGCTAGAATCGATTGGGGTGAGACAGATCCTTCTGTTGCTGAAGATTATGATTTATTTTTTAATACAACTTCAGATAAATTAAAGATTTATTTTGATTCAGCTTGGCATATAATTTTGGTTTTAGATCTAAATGAAAATGCTATAATAGGCGGGAGATATTTGAAAGAATGAATAAATTTAATATTACAAAGCAGTTCATCGAAGCTAGAGAAAAATATCTTAAGTACATTTTTATTATATTTTTTTCCCTTAGTCTTTTATTTCTCGGAGCTCTGTGGGTTCGAGGTTATTCAACATATGGAGCTCCGACTGAATTTGGAAATGATACAACAACTACTTGCTGGGTTGGTGGAGATGGTGGAATTGTTAATTGCACTGGAGATTTTTGGTCTGGTGGAAATCAAATAACTTCTGGCGGGGCCTTAATTGCTAATGTGAGTGAATCAGATCCTAATTGGGCTGCGAATTTTACAAATATGCAAATAGATTGCGGAGCTGGAAATTATAGTTATGGAATTTATTCTAATGGGACTTGGAAATGCAGAAGTGATATGGATGTTGATACTAATGTTTCAACAATTTGCTCTTTAGATGAAGTGCTTTTAGGAAATTCAACTTGTTGGAGCACAGCTATTTTTCTTTCTACTTATAATGAAACTTATGCAGGTTTAATAAATAATGCTTCTTATCTCTCAACTTTTAATTCTACTTATGATGTTTGGTCTTATAATCAAACAGGATTAGGAGATACAAATGCTTCTACAATTTGTTCTGGAGCTTCTGTTTTATTAGGAAATTCAACTTGTTTTTTAATTATAGGAAATGAATGGATAACTCCTTCTGAAATTATAGATGTTGATGATGCTGATATTGAAACAGATCTAAATACTTATATTGATATTGCTGGAGATTCAGATTCAGGATCATGGCTTTTTAATTTTATTAATTCTAACTGGACTGGAAACTGGTTTAAAGGAAAATTTAACTGGACTGTTCTTACAGATTGGCTTAGTTTTGATGGAGCTACTTTAAGTTTTAATGATACTAAATTAAATGAAACTATTTCTGCAACAGGATTAGCTCTTGGCTTCAACTCTACTTTTAATTCCACATATGATGCTTATTTAGCTATTACAGATACAAACGCTTCTACTGAATGTAGTGGGGCTTCAGTTCTTTTAGGAAATTCAAGTTGTCATCCTCTTAGTCCTTTTTTTGCAACCTTTAATGCTACTTATGATTCTTGGGCCTATAATCAAACAACTCCTGCTGAAGATTATGCAGATGCAAATTTTGTTAGCAGAACAGATTGGACTACTATTGATAATTATCCTTCAGCTTGCACTGGAAATGATGTAGTTCAAGGTTTAGGAGATACTTTGAGTTGTATTACTCCGACTGTAACTGAAACAGATCCTATATTTTTAGCTGAAAATGCTTCTTTATGGAGTGAGGCCTTAAATAAATATAATGTGACTTATGAAAATAAAGCTGCAGCTGCGAATTGTTCAGCTGGAACAGTTGTTCAAAATACCACTTCTTCAGGTGTTCAGTGTGTTGATCCTACTGAATTATTCAATGAGCAAGATCCTAATTGGGCTGCGAATTTTACAAATATGCAAGAAGGGTGTGAGATTGGAGATTTTATATATGATATTTATGGAAATGGATCTTGGATTTGTGGTTCTCCTTCATTATCTGAAACAGATCCTGTATGGACTGCGAATTTTACAAATATGCAAATAGATTGCGGAGCTGGAAATTATAGCTATGGAATTTATTCTAATGGAAGTTTAAAATGTAGAGATGATGTTGATACTGATACTACAATAGGAAACTGCTCTATTGATGGAAGTTGTGATTTAATAACTTATGATTCTGAATTAGATTATACTGTTGATACTTCAGCTTCTGTAAATTGTTCAACTTCAGAAGTTTTTTTAGGAAATGGATCTTGTATGAATTCAGATTTATTTTATTCTACTTACAATGCAACTTATGATTCTTTTACAGATACAAATGCTTCTACTGAGTGCGCAGGAACAACAACATATTTAGATGGAGAAGGAAACTGCGATGATATTTCAGGAGTTTATGTTCAAGCTGCAGACTGGACTACTATTGATAATTACCCAGCTGCTTGCACTGGAAATGAATTTGTGCAAGGTTTAGGTGATACTTTATCTTGTGTTACTCCGACTGTAACTGAAACAGATCCTTATTGGACTGCGAATTTAACAAATGGAGTGACTCAAATTTTAAAACCTTATGCAAATAGTGTTCTCGATTTAGGAACAGCTGCTGCAAGATGGTTAAAAGGATATTTTGTTAATCTTGATGTTAGTGGAAATGTTAGTATTTCTGAAAATCTAACTATTGGTGGATCTGTTCATGTCGGTGAAAATATGTCTGTTAGTGAAAATATATATCTAGGAGATAGCGAAGGAGATTCTTATATTTATTTTTATGAAGGCGGTGCTCCAGAACATGAATTTATAAGGTGGGATGATGCGAATGATAGGTTTCAGATTTCTGATGAACTTACTCTTGGGGGACCTTTAGTTTTTGATTTATACATTGATGCTGGTCAATATATAAAAACTGGGGGAGATCTTTATACAACAGGAGCTGGTGATGATTTATGGTTAGGAACTTCAACACAAGCAAATTCAGAATTTCAAGCTTTTGCTGATGGAAATTTATCTTGTCAAAATATCAGTGCAAATACTATCGATGCAGCTGAAATTGGATCTACTGGAGTTATTGCTGGTTTTACTTCCTGTTCAGGAATTCAATACTTAGGAGCTGATGGAGCTTGTCATACAGATCAAACAACTGCTGGTTTAGTTACTACAAGAGTTGCTAATTTTTCTAATTCAACTTTAGGAGTTTGGGAGCAGGTAGGATCTCATCCAATAACTAGTGAACCTACTTTAATAGAAATCACGTTTAATTGCTGGCAAAATTGGAATACTCAAAATATTTCAATTAAATTAAATATGACTGGTGATTGGGGGTTTGCAGGAGAAGAAAAATCAATTAAATCAACAAATATTAATGTAGATTATAGAATTTATTTAAATGCTGTAAGTGATGGAGATAAATTAACTTGTTGGGATTTTTGGTCGGAAGAATATTATGATTTTTGTATTGGTGCTAATTCTAGAAGGGCAGTTTCATTTAATTCAGCAAATATAAATTTCTTTGTAAATGCAACCAATGTAAAGAATGATTGTGTTTATATTGTGAGGGAGTATAGTTAAAATGGAAAATAAAAAAGGAAATTATTATGTTGAAGGGAAAGATTTCAAAAGCATGAACACAAATCTTAAAACCTTAGTTAATATTCTTAATCATAGAGTAACTAAATTAGAGGTTCATGTAAGATGGACAACAAGAGTAATAGGATATATAGCAGCTTTGATTACTTTGATGGCCGGAAAGACCCTATTTTTTTCATGATCATGGCAAATAAATATAAGCTTGGACTTGGTGTATGGAAGTCAATAAAGAATGTGTTGATCACAGTGGGAATTCCAGCAGTAATATATTTGATCAACAATGCTGCTGCTTGGATGGAGCCTTCTTTGTTATTGAAGTTATCCCCGATAATTTCATTGATTTCTTATTTCATCAAGAACTATGTTCAAAATAAGTAAACAGCTGCTAAACAGCTGGTAAGCGAAACATTTAAATACTAATTGGTATTCTATTATTTATGAAAAAGAAAAGTTTTACAGCTACTGTGGGAAGAGTTAAAGAAAACTGTTACAGAGTTTATATACCAGCTTCGGTGAAAAAGACATTAAGATTGAAAGCTGGAAATAAAGTTAGAGTAACAATGTCAAAAGTTTAATACTCTTTTGCAAAATCGAGCATGGGCTGCTTCGGCAGCTCACTGATAATAAAGGAAAAGAAAAGATGAAAGGAAAAATAAATTTTAAATTTGGATGGAAGTTTAATTCTCAAAATGGCATATAAATTTGTAAAAGTTGAACAAGTTAGGAAAGAATGTAATAAAGATCAATTTAGGGTCTCTAAGAAGTTCTATGAAGCTTTAGATGCTGCAGTAGTAGATCTTATGAAAAAAGCACAGGAGAGAGCTTTAAACAGCAGGAGAAGGACACTTCTCGGGCAGGATGTGTAAAAATGGGTGATTCAGAGTTTCCTAAAGAAACACAGCAATTTTCGCAAGATCAAGGAGTAAATCCTTATTTTCAGGCCGGAGATAAAATTGAAATTAGAATTGGTCAAAGAGGGGGAGTAGCTGCTGAAATTAGGATGGGCGGAGAATTAAAAACTAATGCTGCTGTTGATGAGCTCATAGAAAGAATTGATTATGCTATAAAAAAGCTTAAAGAAAAATATCCAGAAATAAAAATCAAGGAGCAAGATGAAAAACATTGAAGATATGGATGAATTTGAATTAAATGAAGCTAAAGAGAAAATTGATAGACTTCTTTTTGATAAAAAGAGATTCAGAAAAATAAATAATTTAAAAAGAGAAATAGACTGGATGGAAAAACAGAAATTTGAAGATATTGGAAGAGATAAATTTGAGGATGAATTTGATTATACTCATAGATAAAAATGGAATGTCCTGAATGCGGAGCTTTTATACATCTTGAATGGAAAGTTAGAGGAGTTTCTAATCCTTCACTAGTTAATAAAAATATTTCTAAAATCTGCGAAGATCAAAAAGAAAAAGATAAATCTGCGCAGGAGCTGCTAGATGAAGATCATGATCTAATAACTGAAAGGGGGGTGAAGAAAGATGGAAGCTGAGAAAAATTTAGATGAAGATGAGCCTGTTGCATCAGGAGAATTCGGGGAATTGGATTCAGCAGAAGAGATCGAGTTACCACCATTAGACGTAAGCAAATACATTGGCCAAGATAACTTTATAGAAAGTATTGAAGAAAGAAAAGGTCAGTATGGATTTTATGTAAAAGTTTTAAGCAAACCAGTGGATGAAGGCCAAAAAGAGATAAGAGCATCAAAGATCTTTGGATTGATGCAAGATGAAAACAAGAAATGGGGCTGGGGTCCAAAATCTGCTTTAGGATTATTCCTAAAAAAGCACAAAGTGACTCACTACAAAAATCTTGTAGGAAGTCCACAAGCTTATGAGATGAAGAAAGATGAAAAATCTGGCGAAACTTATAGAAGAATCTCTGGAACTGCTAAAATAAAAATAAAAATCCAAACTAGAACATCTAAAGCTGATGGTAGAGATTACCTAACGTTTTAAGAGATCTAGAAAAACTCTGAAATAAATTTTTTTATTTTAAAGAAGGTGTGGGCTAATAAAAAATTAGCTCATCCTTATGATTTTATTGATGAGTTAAAATTAAAGAGAAAGAAAAATAAAAAATGAAAATAGAAGATTATGCAAAGATATGTGGAATAAAAGCAGAAAATTATTTTGCTTCAATTCTTAATAAATTGGGGATCCAATACAAATATGAAGATTGCTGGTTTGATTTTTTAATTGATGGAAAATATAAAGTTGAAGTAAAGAGTTGCATTCTTGGAGTTAAAAAAAAAAAAGAAAAGAAAATAGGTTATAGGGTAGGAAGATTTGATTTTACTGACGAAGACAACAGAAAAAAACAATTTAATGAAAATATCTGGATTGCTTTTATTCTTAGACATGAAAAAGAGTTTTTATTATTAGGATTTGTTAAAGCAAGAGATCTAAAAGAAAAAAGATATATTCCTTTATCTCAATTAAGAAAATTTAAAATTTTAACTCTTGAAGAGTGGGTAGAAAAAATATAAAATGTTTCCAAAACAACCGCATGAAGTTTTAATGCTTTATAATTATCTTGAAAAAGAAAGAGAAAAAGCTGTAAATAATCATCTGCCATTTCTTGCTCTTGCAATAGGATCACAGCTGGAATTAATTAAATGTTTATTCAATATCGACGATAAGGAGATAAAAGAATGAGACAAACTAAATTATTTGAAGCTGAAAATATAAAAGAAGCAGAGAAACTTCTTAATGAATTTTATGCAGAAGCCGGTCAAAAAGGTTATTATATCATAACAACTAGAATTTTAAGTCCAAGAGATCCAGCTATTGTGCAAGTTGTATTTGATATTGATGAAAGTGGGGGGAAAAGATGAAAAAACATGATAAGATCACTAAGGATTTGAAAAAGAAACGAAGTGAGGCTAGAAAAGCTCACAAAGAAAAAATGGATAAATTAAAAGAAAAAGCAAAAACTGATTCACATAAAAAATATAATTATCCCGGCGGAGATGTTGATATGAAAATTGAAATCAATAAAGCTGCACAGGATCATAACGAAGAAGTTAATCCAGTTGAAGAAGCGCGAAGGCAGGAGACTTTTTGTAATTAACATGGCAAAAATAATAGAAGTAATTGAAACTCATGAAAAAAGAGGAACAGGAGCTGGTGATGATCCAATTAGATTAGTTTATCAATTATGGACTAAAGATGGATTTCTTATTTTTGAAGAAGATCCACTGGAGAAAAAATGAAAATTATAAATAACACTGGAAAGAAGATCTTAATCTGCGCAAGCAAGGGACCTTCTGAAGCAATAAAAAAAGTTTTAGAAGTTGATGAATCATTTGAATATGAAGATGGAGAATTGGGGGCGATTTACTTACATGATGAACAAAAAGAATGAAGCTTTAGCTGAAATTATATTTAGCATAATTTTAATGATCATGCTTTTACCAATCATAATAATTGGGAAAATTTTTGGAAGATGATAACAAGACAAAAAAAGAATAGGATTCAAGGAACAAATTTTGAAAATAGAGTGAAAGCTATTTTGAAAAAAGAAGGCTGGAATGTAATAAGAAGGGGAAGATCTGCTTTTCCAGATTTGCATTGTTGGAAATTAACTGAAGGTGTAAAAATACCAAATACAGAAAATAGGATCCTTCCTGATAAAATGTTTCAAGAGTTCGAGATTATGGAAGTAGAATGTAAGTCAAGTTTAAAATATAAGGATCCTTTAACACTTATGAACAGCGACGAGAAAAGATTAGCAAAAGGCTTATTAGCAGCTGGAAAATGCTCAAAATTCATGTTAGCTTATAGAGAAAAATATAAAAAGATTACGCACGTTAAGTTTAAAGAGCTCTGCTGAAATAGAATAGCAGCTCATAAAAATGTTAAATGAAAAAGAAGCTAAGAAAGTGCTCGAAGGCGTGCTTGAAGATTTACAGGAAAATTATGATCACGAAATAGATGATGCGGTTTTAACCTGCTTAACTGAATCAAAGAAAAAATTTGGAGAAGCTTTTATAAGGCCTTATCGCATTAGATATTTTGAGATAATTAAACAAAAAGGAGGTTATAATGGAAACAAAAAAAATGTCAAAAACTGAAAAAGAAATTGCAACAAGAGAAGCTTTACAAAATCAGATTGATAATTTTAAATTAAGAAAAATCAACACCGAAAGTCAGCTAGTGGGCCTTGAATTTGATAAGAAAAATGTTATGGGTGCTATTAAGATTAAGATTAAACAAGCAAAATCTGAGATAGAAAGAATTGAACAGAATATTCAAGCTTTAATTAAACAAATCGGAGATCTAAAAATGGCAGAAGAAGATACAAAAGAAGAAACTGAAGAATCTGAAGCTGAAAGTTCTGAAGAGAAATCTGAAGAAGATGCTGATGATTCTGAAGAATCTGATGATGAAGAGTGAGCTAAAAATTTAGTTGTAAAACTCTAAAACAATTTTTTATTTTATTTTTTTAATTATAAAGAAAAAGAAATTAAAGTCAAAGAAAAAACAGGAGAAAAATGTTACAGGAAGATTTAGAAATAATAAAGAAAAAAGCACATCATTATTGCGAAAGTGAGGAAGAAGTTCACATAAAATTAAAAGTTGGCATATTCAAAGAAGGCCACATCATAAACGTAAAAAAAGATCAACTAATTCTAAATTCTGAAGATCAAGGAGAACATCCAGTTTATTTTGCAGAAATCAAATTTTTAGATAAAAGAAGAATGGGGGTGCAGAATTAAATCATACTCTTAGCTAAACCAGAGGGCTAAGCTCAGTCCCAAAGAATGTTTACGCTACAAAAACATCATCCTTAAAGGGCTTGTGAGTGCTAAGAGAGGGGTCGCAATTAGCTCCTATTTTTGACTTACAGGCTCATGAGCAAAGAAAAAATCAAGGAGTTCGTCTAAGTGCCATTAGCAGAACTTTTGAGAAAATAAAGAAAAATGACAAAAAAAAATAAAGAAATTGATGAGGAAGAAGGAGAAAATGTCCGGCCAGTAGATGAAGATCCTGAAGTGAAATATGAGAGGGAGAGAGCTGAAGAAGAAATCCAGCAAAAGATGGGGAAAATTCCAAAGCTTAAAGAAGTTCATGAAACTTATAGGAAATGGTTGCATATTGAGGATCTAAAAAGAATTGATATGGGGCTAGCTCTTGCATTAACTAGAAAAATGAGAGGCACGCCAGTTTGGATCATACTTGTTGGGCCTAGTGGGGATTTTAAATCTGAACAAATCATGGCTTTAGATCAGGATTTTTCTTACAGAATAGATAGGCTAACAAGCAAGACTTTAATTTCTGGCCTTCCAAAAGTGGAAGATTTAGCTCCGCAATTTTATGCTGAATATGAGAGAATGGTTTTAATTCCTGATATGGCTCAGCTTTTAAAATTGCCTGTTCAAGAAAAAGCAGAAGTCTGGGCTCAGCTGAGAAATTTATATGATGGAAGTTTATCTCAGAATTTTGGATCTGGGAAAGGAAAGGTTTTTTATGATGGTTTGAGAATTACTCTGCTTGCAGGATCAACTCCACATATAGATAATCAGATTTTAATTTATCAGGATTTAGGAACAAGGGAGCTGATTTATAGAACTGAGGCAATTAGAGATTATGATGCTCTGATCAAGAAAGTTTTGATGAATGAAAATGAAGAAGTGAAAATGCGGGAAGAATTATATGGGATTACTGAAAAGTTTTTGAAATTTAAAACTATAAAAAAGAAACTTCTTGATGAAAAAATTATTGATAAGCTCTGGCGTTATATTGAATTTTTAACTTATATGCGTGCTGCAGCTGATGTTGATAATTTTTCAGGCGAAGTTATTAGTGATGTTTCAGTTGAGAAGCCTACTAGATGCTTCAAGCAATTAAAAAGGCTGTATGTGGCTCTAATGAGCTTAGAAGAGGGTTATAGTGAAGAGCAGGCTTTTGATGTGATAAAGCATATTGTATTGAGTTCTAGTTCGCAAAATAGATGCAGAGTTTATAGGTATCTTAGGGAAATTCAAGAAAGAGAAAGACAAGCTCAGTTTAAAATGAGTGTTTATAGAGTTGCAGAAGATTTAAGATTAGGGAAAAAGACTGTGTTTAAGGAGCTGAATATTTTGAATAATTTGGGCCTGATAATGCACGAAGTTGAAGAATTGGGATATGGAAAAACTAAAGATACTTATTATTTTGATCCAGAACAATGTAAAGTGATTGAGAATTTTAAGCCTTTAATTGTTGAAAGAGAGGCTGCGAAAAATGCTTCAATTAGTAAAAGTGCTAAGAAAACTGCGGAAAAGGTTGAAGAAGAAATTAAAGATGATGTTGAGAGAGCTCTAAGTGATGGTGAAAAAGAATTAGCAAAGAAGGGTCAAGAGCAGCTGAAAGTTAAAAAAGAGGAATCAAACGAGGAAAAGGGCTTAGATTCTGGAAAAGTTGAAAATAATGAGATGAAAGGGGGTGAATTGGCTCAAAGCTCAAAAAACGAGTAGTATCGCCACCTACTATACTAAGGTGTATATATATATAAAAAATAAAAAAATTAAGAAGACTACCCCAAGGGATATATACACTTACATATAAGAAGTGGCGAGACGAACGAAAAATTGGGGTTTTGGAAAAAATTTAATTAAAAATGGGATATAAAACTTATGAAAGGATGTCTGCGAATAATATGGTTAAAGATAAAAAAAAATCAGCTTTTCAGTTGAGAGCACTCCTTGTTAAAGTTGTTACACAAATCCAGAGAATTAATGTGTTTTTGCGAGAAGAAGAGATAGAAGATAAAGAGCTTACTTCGAAGATTAATTTGTTAAATAGGCTTTTAGAGACAAAAAAAAAGCTAGAAAAGGAATTAGAAAAATGTCAGCCAAAGACCAAAAAAGGCGGGAGCGCTCTTGGAGAATTATTAGAGGACAGCCCCTCAGGTGCCTAAATTTGAGGGTTTCAGCTTTTGCCCCGACGACAAATTTCAAAATCGGGGGGTAGAGGCTCTGAGAAGGTTGATATTGGGGGTTTCAGAAATTTAAAAAGTTAAAAATCGCAATATCGCAGCTGCGTAATTATCTTAAAATAAAGCAGCTGCACAAATTTTGAAAGAAGAATCGATTAATTCGCTTCACCGAAAATCTTATTACTTAGAAATCTCCCGATTTCTGCGCTTTAATGATTTTCGGTTTGCGCGCGGCCACAATATAAAATTAAAAATTACGTGGCCGCGAGTTTGGATCTTACTCTACAAAACAGAGTAAGATCTAATTTTAGTTTTCTAATCTGGCCCATTCAAAATTAAAATTTAGTTTTCTGGTCCTGAGACTTTTTGTCTTAGTAAATTTTGTGTCGCTGCATCAAAATTTATCTATCCAAAAAGCGCTAGCGCGCCATGAAAACTAAATTTAACGCAAATTTTGAAAGGGGGTTTAGAAAATGAAAACTAAAATTTTAATTGTAGGGATCATAATTGCATTTATTTTGCTTTGGATCTTGGCCATGAAATTCGTAATTGCGGATTTTGAAGAAAATAGAGATATAGCTAGAGCAATGAGATTTAGGCCTGAAGAGTCTAATGCTTGTGCTGAGTTAGAATATTTTGGTGAATCAGAATTAGCAGATCAATGCTTAGCTAAGATAATCGCTGATCTTAATTCTAAGAATCTAAGATGAACGCTGATATAAAAAAGAAACTTTGGTTTTGCCTAAAGATTTATTTTGTTATTTTTTCAACTTCAGGTTTTACAATGTTCATCTGTGAAGAAGTGATGCAGACTGCGATGTTTGGATCTTTTGCTTATACAAATGCAGATGATTACGTGGGTTTAAGAGATCACATTGTTCTCTACATGAAACCAGCAGCTAAAACTTCAAGTCTTTTAATTCACACAATAGGCTTAGCAAATCCTATAATGTTGCCAGCTTATTTAGAATATTTAAAAGTGAATGAAGGCTATATAAAAGCTCAGGAAAATCTTGTGAAAAAGAAACTGAGCTAATCTTTCTTTTTGTTTTTTATTTTTTAATCTATAAATGAAACTACTCTAAAGTGAAAAATACTTTACCGCGAAAATCACTTACGCAGCTTCGCTTGCTCAGCTGCCAAATTGTGATTTTCGCCTAAGAACTCTTCGTTCTTAGGAATCTCCGCAGTTACGTTGAGATTCTCCGAATCTCAACATTACGCGGCCTCGCAAGCTCGGCCGCGATGTTGCAAAGTTGTGCAGAAGAAATCTATACTTTAGAAAGCATATACTGGAAAATATATGTTTAATAAGTAAGTTTACTTCTTTGCTATTTTATCTTTGAGCTAAAGTTCGCGCTCCAATTCTGAATTTTATTTTTCAGTTACGTTAGAAAATTTTCTTTTTAGATTTTTCCCGCTGATGCGGTCGTCTCCGCTCCAGAGGTGCCGCTCGTCGCTCCGCCTAAAAATGTAAAAATCAAATTTTCTCAAGACACTTCATGAAAAATAAAATTTTAACAGAATTGAAGCTAATTAAACAGCTCAAAGAAGTTGTAAATAGCAAAGAAGAATATGACTTATTAAGGGAGAGGGAGAGAGAAATCTCTCCTTTTTTTAATAATCAAAAAATTGAAAGGGGGTTAGCTTAAAAAATGAAAGTATCTACAATATTGATAATTGCAATTATAGTTGTAGTTTGCATAGCAGCAATCTATTTAGCAACAAAAATAGATGTTTCTCATTGCACTTCAGGTTTCCTAGAAGGAAGCTGGCGTGGAGCTAGTTGCAGATGAAAACTGAATTAATTTTAAAAGAATTAGAAGGTTTTCATGGAACTGAAAACTGGATTCAAATTCCATTTAGTAATTATAATTTTACAGATGGAATTAATAAATTAGTTGAAGTTTGTAAATGTTATTGGTTAATTTCAGATTTAGGAATTGAACTAGCACAAAAAAAAGAGTTACAAAAACCTTTTATTCTTGTTAAAATAGAAGTGAGTAAGAATAAACAAGCTCTAATAACTTTAAGAGAAGATAGCAATTTAAAACCTTTTTTCTCAAAGGAATATCAATACACAGATTTTCCTTTAAAGGAATTCGAGTTTTATATTTGTGATAACACTTTCTTGCTAAAGAGTGAATACTAAAATGATTCAACAAGAAATTAATAACTTTATCAGAGATCAAGAAATCTCAGAAGCTATTCAAGAGCATGAAATAGAAATTGAAAAGATAATTTTGGAAGTTCGAAATAAATTTCCAAAAATAGAAGAAAATTTCTATTTAGTTGGAAGCTGGTTATGGTGTGAATTTGAAAAAAAACCATCTGAGGAAATTAGAAAGTTTTTAAAAGATTCTGGTTTTAAATGGAATCAAAAAAGAAATGTCTGGCAGAATGGTTTTGGCCAGAAAACAAGAAAATCTTACAGTGATCCAAGAGGAAAGTATTTTGTTCAGGATCTTCAAGAGTTAAAAATTTAATATGGATTTAAAAAAAGCTCATGACTTAACAAAAAGAAAAAGTAAAAAAGTCAGAGCTTTTCTTTTTATTTTAGGAATTATGATAGCTCTTCATGGAACAATAGGTTTTATGATGTTTATCCTAGAAGAAGGAATGCAAACTTCTATGTTCGCAGCTTTTTCATATAGAAATGCTAAAGACTGGCAAGGTTTAAATGATCATGTTAAAATCATGGAATCTCAGCAAAGATTTTCAGAGATCACTATAAAGTATTTTGGATGGCCTGCTATTTTAATGTGGCCAGCTTATCTAAAATATTTAGAACAAAACCAAGCTTATATCAATGCTATTAAATCTGAAGTTGCAGTAAATCTTAAAGGAAATACTATGAACTTAAATTCAAAAACTTTAACTGGAGATGCAACTGAAAAGCAAATAACTTATCTTATTTTATTAGCAAAAGGAAAAGCTAGTGAAGAAAAAATAAGCAAGTTATCAAAGCAAGAAGCTTCAAATTGTATTGAATTTTTTAAAGAAGGAACAGGAAGTTGCGTTCTTGTTTCTTAATTTTTTTTTATTTAACGCGAAAATCTTATTGCTTAGAATTCTCCGAATTCTGCGCTTTAATGATTTTCGCTTAAAACCTCTTCGGTTTTAAGAATTCCCGCTGTTTCCCGCGCTCCTTGCAGTCGCGCGGTTTCACAAAAAAAAAGCAATAAGCTTCTATTTTGAATTAACTTAGAAGATAAGAAGCTTTATCGCTTTCACGATTTTGATTTTTATTTTCCAAATTCGCTAAGAAGTAGGCTTAGTAAATTTTTCCTTCTCCGAAGTCAGAGAATTTCTCGAGGTTCCGCTCTGAGAAATTCTCTTAAAAATTTATCTATCCTACTTCTTCAAGACGCTCATGGAAAATAAAAATTTACAAAATCTTAGAAAGCAGATAAGTTTGAATTCTTATCTTTTAGATGTAGTTAATTCAAAAGAAGAATACGAGATGCTTTTAAAAGAACAAAAAGATTTTTCTTTACAATTATTAATAACTGAAAGGGGGTCTGCGTAAGATGAGTATTCGATTAATTGAAGTTAAACAAGATAATCATCATAGAGAAAATGAAAGAGAATTCTTGTTTAAAATTTCAACAACTGAACACGTTCTTCATTGGGAAGAATTGCTTTTAGATGAAGATAAAATAAAAAAATATCTAAAACAAAATCCTTTTCCAAAAGATAAATATTATTCTAAAAAAGAATTTTTTAATGATATAAGTTGTGAAGGATATGTTTGTGTTCTTGTTGAAAAAGTAGAAACAGCAGAATATATAGCTGAATTATTTTACGAATTGATTTAAGATGAGTAAAACCCACATAGTAAGTTGGAATGAAGATATAACTTGTTATGCAAGAGTTAAAGCTAAAAATAAAAAACAAGCTTTAGAAATTGCACAAGATATGAGTTATAAAAATCCAAACTTAGAAATAGATTTGATATGCGCTAATGGTTTTGAAGTAAATGAAGCAGTTGAAAATGAGTAAACAATATCTTTTAAGAGAAATGACTACAATAGCTTCTTATGATAACAAAGAAGAAGCTGAAGCTGATAAAAGTAATTTTGATTTATGGTATCCAGAAAACAGCCACGAAGTTGTTGAGCAGGAATTAGAATGAATTTAACAGAAGAACAAGCATTTAAGATATTTGACAAAGTCTTAGAATTCTTAGGAATTGAAATTGTTGAAAAAGAAAGCGTTTCTATTGGAAAAATAACAAAACAAGAAAGAGCTGATTTTGTTATGCTAAACTTACTTAATATAAAATGAGATGCAAAAATCATGAGCAGTTAGGATGGGATGACCCTGACTGCATAACTTGTAAAAGCATAACAAAACACAACAATATTTATGGACATTTAAATAGTGTTGAGCAAATGAAGCTATTCAAGGAAAGAACAGCTAAGGCTTTTGATTTAAAATGAGATACCATATTTTAGAGTGGAATTCTTTAGATGATGAAATTCAAATGTATGATTTTGAAAGTGATAAAGAAATTTCAGAAGTCTATGAAGAATTAGAATTACATAATTTTTCTAATGTTTTAATCATGGAAAAAAAGAAAGTAAAGAAATTCTTTAAAGCTGTTGCAAGTTATAAAAAATATCTTAAAGGAATAGGCTCATGGTAACATCACAAATGAGAAGTTTAAAAAACATAAGTTTTAGTATTGAAGAAGCAGGAATTTTAAGAGAAGCAGTAAAAGAATATGAAGAAAATCACTATGAGATGGAAAGCCAGAAATGGCAAAGAATAATAAACCACCTTATAGATAGGATAAAATAAGAATGTTAGAAGACATAGATAAAGCAAGAGAAATAACAGCTTACTTTTTTAGTCAGCTAAATGTTGATGATTTATATTCTGAAAAAGAATTTGAAGAGTTTGCCAAAGAAGTTGAATTTATGATTACAACTGATTAATTATTATTTTTTTTATTGTAGCGCAAAACATAAAAATCGCAACTCGCAGAGCTCCTTGCTCATTTTAAGTTTTGCGGTGAAAACCTTTCCGGTTTTCACGCTTTCCCGAAGATAGCCGCGCTCCTTCGCAAGCTCAGTCGCGCGGTTTAGAAGCTCGGCTTTTTCAAAGCCTCGCTTTTAAAAAACTAAGAAAAAGAAAAATATTTATAATCATAAGCTTTAATTAAAACATGAGAAAGATAGAAGATCCAATTAAAAGATCTGAATTAGAAAGTATGAATGCTACCTATTACAGATTAAAAGAATATCCAGAAGGAAAATGTGTTCTTAGAGATTATTATTTTCACACATCAAATAAAGTTATTTTTATTTATAAACAAAAAGAATTAGATGAAGATTTATTTATTATCCATGACGTAATAGAAAATCCGGAAAATCTAATTGAAAAAGCCAAACGACTTTTAGGAAGAAGACATGAGTAAGAAAACAATAAAAATTAGAAATAGAAAGTCAAGATTGTTATTCTTAATAGATCATAATGAATCACCATATTGCACAAAGCATAAAAGTTATCTAGATAAACAAACAATTATAAATAAAAATTGTTATATAGGTAATCATGGGAGATCTTATTGTAAATATCTAAGGTTAAGATGAAACAAAAAGCTATAGATGAAATTGTTATGAATTCTTTAGGAGAAGAAGCTTTTGAAATTTTAGAAGAAGCTGCGTTTGAATATTCTTGTTTAGAAGCTGAGTATTTGAAGATCCCTAAAATAGGAAAACCTTTTAAAGAATTATGTTGTTTAAAAAGAAATTATACAATAAGAGAATTATATTTTATCATGACAAAATATCCTCAATTAGATTGGCAAAGAGTTGAGCTTAAAATATCAACAAAAAGGAAAATGTTAAAAGCAATTAAACAAAAATATAAAGGAGAAAATATAAAATGAATTTTGAAGAATTAAGTGATAATAAGAAAAAAGAAATCTTAATGGATCCAGTTTTATTTTATGAAAAAATATTAGGATTAAAAACAGTTTCAGAAGAACATAGACAAATATTAAGATCTAAATCTAAAAGAATTTGTTTAGCTGCTGGAAGAAGATGGGGAAAGACAACAACTTTAGCAGCAATAGCAATATGGAATGCTGTAACTCATCAAGTTAAAAATATAGGATTGTTTGCTTACAGCTGGGAACAATGTGAAATATTTATAGATGCAATTAAAGATTTAATTGAAGAAGCTGATAGTTGGTTAAAAGAAAATGTTAGTTTAGATATAAGAAAGAAATATGAAGTGAGTATAGAAAACACAACCATAATCTCAAGATCTGCAACTAAAACATCTAGAAGTATGAGAGGTCATGGAGTTGATATTTTAATGTTAGATGAAGCCGCTTTTATTCCTGATGATATTTTAAAATCAATTAGGCCAATTAGAGAAAAGATGATGGGAAAAGAAACAAGAGAATATCTAGCATCAACTCCTTTAGGACATAATCATTTCTATAAAGCTTTTCATTCAGATATGTATGAAAGCTATCAGCTTCCAGTTTGGAATAATTCTTTAGTTGATAAAAAAGAAGTTATGGAAGATGCTAAACTTTTAACTGAATCAGAATTCAAACAAGAATATGAAGCAGACTTTATTGATGATAGATATTCAGTATTTCCTCAAACATTAATAGATGCAGCTACAAGTTGGAATTCAACATTCTTATCTGACCCTGAGAAAGATAAAGATTATGTGATGGGTGTAGATTTAGGAAGAAGAAAAGATGCAACTGTTTTATGTATTTGTCATGCAGAAAATAATCATTTGTTTGTTGATTTAATAAAAGAAATTCCTAACACTTACACTGGAAACTTTTGGACTAAAGTTTTAGATGATGTTGAATTTTATGTTAAGAAGTTTAAAATATTAAATGTAGCAATAGATCAAACAGGAATAGGAGATATGCCAACTCAAGAACTCACAGATAAATTAGCAAAGAACAATGTGATGTGTGCTGTTCAAGGAGTTGATTTCACTAGAAGATTAAAAAATGGTAAAGAAGGATTAGTTAATTCTTTATTATTAAAGTTTGAAAGAAAAGAAATACATTTCCCTTTAGATAAAAAGTTGATTAGACAATTAAAGAACATTAGATTCGAAGCAACAAAATCTCCAAGTGCAAAGATGAAAACTTATGGATCATATACTCACATCGGACACGATGATTATGTGATGGCTTTAGTCTTAGCATTATTTATTATTCCTTCATCGCAGATAACATACCATACAGTAAGCAATGATCTTCCTACAAATGATAAAGAAAACTTTCCTTCTCTTGTTGTGACAAACATGAATGATAATATCATGTGATCATTGTTGTAGCTATTGTTATTACTCATGAAGTTATAGTTATAATTCCAATTTAGAGGGGTCTAAATATAGTTTCTGGCCACCTCTCGCGCCGAAGAAAAAAAGCCAAAATTTAAAGTGCTCTTTATTTTAATGAGCCGAAGAAAAAACACGCGTTTTGTTTTTCAGCTGCTTTCCAGCTAAATCAAAATCCAAAAATTTATAAAGCAGCCTTCCTTAATTTTTTCATGCCTTTTTTAATTTTTATAAGAATTGAAAGGGGGTTTTGAACATGACAGATCAAGTTGTAAAAGCTAATTGGATCCAATATGCAACTCTAATTTTAGCTGTTATCTTAATTGTAGGGTCTTTTACATGGATGGTTCCACAAGAGCCAGAAAAAGTAAAAGTGCCTTCAGCTGCAGACATAGCAAGTATTGTTATCGCTGGCGTAGGGTCTATGCCAAGTGCAGAAGATATAGCTAAAGGTGTTATTGTGCCTACTCCTGAACAACCAAAAGATTTAGACAATCAAAAAGTTAAGGATATGTGGGAAAATCTTTATTCAGAAGAGATCGAAGCTTTAGAAGAAGAAGCATACGATTATATTGTGGATGAGATTGATGAAGATGACATACAAGACTTCTTAGAATCTGAACTACTTATAGAAATTGATGAAATAAAATACGCTAACATCGATGATGATGAAACAGAAATTACAATTATCAATTTAGGTTTAGATGATGAGGATGATGAAGAAGTTGAAGTATATATTGAAATAAAAGTTAAGTATGATCTTGAAGAAGGTGTTGATGATAACATCAAAAAGACAATAAAACTTAATGCAAGATATTTCATTGATGATGATGAAGATCCAGACGCTGAATTAGTTTATTCTTTATAATTGAAATTTATAAAGAAGCTATAATTAGCTAAACATTTTTTATTTTTTTTATTTTTTAAATTTAAATTAAAGCAGGAAACCAGAAGAAAAGGTTAATCATATTCCCTTAAATTAGGATGCAAATCCTAATGAAGTCTTTTATTTCTGGCGTTCAGGGAGCTTTAGAATGCGAATTTGGAGCTCCTTTTGTGCTAGTTAGGAGATAGAAAAATATTTATACACAAACCACGTTAAAAAATTAAGAAAAAATTCACATTTAAAATGGCAAACAAATTCATTGCAAAATTAGCTGAAATATTTTCAGCAAAATCGAAATCTGTTCCATCTGCGCAGTCGCAGGAATCCATTAATTTAGAAAATATTGATTTTCAAACAACTAAAGGAAAGAAGATGCTTTATACAATTTATAGAAGGCATCCCGCTGTTTTTCATGCTACTAAATTAAGGGCCACTTTGACGCTTCCCAGTATTGAAATCAAAACTAAATCTCCGGCAGCTAAGAAGGTTGTTGATAATTTTTATAAAAATTTACATCCTGTTTCTGGGAATGTTGCGTTGTTGAAAAAACTTAGAGATCTT